ACACCCTCTGTGCTATTAAACGTCGCTGAAGTCCCAGCATTGTTGCAGACATCGGCGGTGCGAGTTACTGTGCTTCCGATTGTGGGTATGTAGGATGTTGGATAAGAGCCTTGCTCTAATTGAGCTCCCCACATATAAACCCCACTAACGGGAATGTTACTAATCCATATACCTTGACTGCTTGTTCCATTATCCTCCGCTAAGTCAAATCTTTGCCATTCGGTTGTTACCGTTAACGACTTTGATGTTATTGTAATGTTAGGGTCTTTTAAAATAACATTTACCGTACCTACTATGCTTTTTAAGTATATCGACCTTGTTATAACACCCGTAACGGCAATAGCTGCATAGAAAACTCCAGCAGACCCGTTACCTACAAACTTTGTTGCGTTATTTGTACCGTCGGGACTTAATGTTTCAGTAGTGTTATGTGTAGCAGTAACACCGCTTTGTATTGTCCATTGAGTAAAATCATTAGAATATGGCAATAAATTCGTTGACTGTCCTTCCAATAATAAACTCGCACAACTTGCCCCACCGCTATAATCCAAGCGAGGAACGTTGTTTGTTATTACTTCTTTGACAGATACGTTGTCGATTGAGCCCGTAGTTGTTCCCGCTGTTCGTATTCGAATAAATGTACCCGATGCCGTAATCTCCTCAGAGTAAGAACCTATTGATGAGCGATATGTGTATGTACTTACACCGTCTTGAAAAGCAAAACTGCCTTCAGAGATACTTACAATGTCATAATTAACAATATATTTTTTACCTACTATAATACTGCCTATATTTTGAATCCTTTTATTGCTTGATGTAGATGAAAAATTAATAGAACCTCCGCTTATTCCTATTGTCGCAACTTCCGTACTGCTCCAATCACTATCAGTTGCAAAATCTCCATTAACAACTAACTCACTTCCTAAAACCGAAGCAACCTCAATCAACCCTTCACTATTTACCCTCGTTCCACTTGATGAACGAGCAAAGGTGAAATCGCCATCGCCGTTGGTCGGCTCTATCGAGTATAGCTTTGTAGATTTATACCCACTTGGTATCTGTATTAAACTTGCTTTATCTAATATGCTCATATTAATTTATTTAGGTCTCTAATTACACAACTTCTATTTTCTACCACTCCTCCGTCTGCTTCTACACGCACCTCGTATTCTTCAAATATCAGTTGTCCCTCTGATATCCGTTTAGTCTTACTTCCGTATTGGTATCCGTAGCTATACACTATCCGAATATAGCTAATACAGACCCACTCGATACGTTAACTCTCTTCATCATTCCGCCATTTTTTGCAGAAATAATCATTCCAGTAGATAGCGTTACGCCACCTAAAGCACTTTCGGTTAATACGTTGTTATCGCTTTGGTCTGTTAGATTTGCGAAGGTAGCGTCTGCGTTTACCACAAGGTAAGCTACTTTGTCTGAGGCAGTAAAGGTAACATCTCCAGTTACACATTTCTGTCCATTTCTTGATAAGGTTAATTCAGTTGTTGTCATTTCTTTATTTATGTTGGTATTTTACATCTTGCGTAGCCATATGCAGAGCTTAACGACATACTTATCGCTGCTCCAGAATATAGGCTATCGAATCTTTCGGTAAATGGCTGTATGCTCCAGTTCTTATTCAGTACTAAAGCTAAATCTTTGTCGGCATAAGTAGACTTGTTATAGTTCTCAAATATACTCATAATATCTAACGCTATTAAGCAGCATTCATTTTGAACATCAACCTCGTTAGATTCCGTATTTATCTCCGTAACATTATCACAAATAAACAAATCTAATGAGTAATCTACTCCGTTAAACCCATTAGGAGCAATATTGACAACGTCATATATAAGATAGCTTCCAGTAACATCTTTAGTTAAATCTACGTCAAAAATGTTACCCTTTATGATGGTATTTATCTGTGGATGTTCTGACTTTATCCCTTCCATTATTGTCCTTATGTTTTTTATGGTTAAACTTTTCGACATATTTTTGTAATTTCTGCTCTTTATTTATAGTATAAATTGGCTTCTCCATTGTGTATCTTGCTCTGGGTAAACTATATCGACTCCAGCTGGAGGAGTTTTGTAAAGTGGGTAGCTATTCTCGTTCTGCTTCAAATATAATTTTAATTTACGTCTATAAAAATCTGCATTATCTTTATATATATTTTTAGCTACCACTAACTCGCTTTCGTCTAATGGGTTAAAACCATCTCCAGAATGAGTCCCAGCACCCTTATTCCTTAATTTATATGTACCTATACGAGTGTATTTATGGCAAACCTCCCATTTTAAAGCATCTCTCATATACTCCTTAATTAATGTTTCATTCAAAGAAGTAACGGTATTTGTTTTAATTTGGTTTAATATCTCATCAAATAAAGCACTTCCCAAAATAGGTCTAATAAAAGTATTTTGGATACTATCAATTAATGGTTTTAGGTAGCCGTCATCTACGTTATAATGTAGTACGGTGTTTTCTTTTATAAATGCTGGGCTAACGATTAATATCATTTCTTTCTAACTATTACTTGTTTCCATATATGACGACAAAATGGTACGCTTGTAGTTGTATTTGGCTTTCTATACCAGCCTCCTCTTGCTAACCAAACGTCTGTAACATCTGCTAATCCACTTGCCTTCATATCATTTCTTAAAACGTCTATTTCTTTTTTGGTATATAGCTTGTTTTTAGACATCATTTTGCGACAAAAATCTCTTGAGCTTCCACCCTCTTTTAATGGACGAGCATCGGCTCTTAATTGGTACTCATATTTAACCTCAGTTTTAGGTAAATCAATTGACTTGGCTACCTTTTCTCCTACATTTGTTAAACTAATATCGCTACCCTCAATCTCTATTAAATTAGACGTTGTTAATATGCCTATAGACCCTAATAACTGGTCAAAGTCTAAACCTAAAGCCTCAGCAATACCAGAAGCTTTTATTAATGGGTTTGCAAATATAAGTTTCAGTACATTTCTTACGATACCTTGCTCAGCAGTAGCAAATTCTATAGGGCTACCATCAGAACTAAAGTGTATGTCTAAATTGTCTACTATTTCGTAATCGTCTTTTGATACTCCTATATTGTCAAATAAATGGCTTATATCTTCATCCTCTGAAAAACAAGCAGACATCTTTTCTGAGTCTATTTGCTTTAGTTTTCTTTGTGCCCAAGCGATACCCTCGTCACCTCCCCAAGCTAACCACATTAAACGCCCACATCCATCGCCTAACTTTTTGTTAGAGTTTTGTCTGTGTCTTTCAAAGGCTGCCATACGAGCGATAGTATCTCGGCTCAAACTATCACCATTAGCTAACATCGAGGCTCTTTTTTTTCCAGTTGCCTCTAAGCAAGAACCCCATCCGTTCTTTTCTGCCCAATTTAGAGCAGTCTGTGCGTTTCTACTTGCTGCTTTAGGGTAATCGTTATAGGTATCAAATTTTGTTATACGATTAAACCCCTCTAAATTCTTGTCATTAATCTCAGAATGAGTAGAGCAAGGCATATACCATATTTCTCCATCTATTTCGTGTTCGTGATAACCCTCGCAACCTATTTGCTGAGCTACACTCTCTGCTTCCTCTATTGTATCAAATAAAGGCTTTCCGTCTTGTATTTTTTTTTCAAATATTTGCGTTAAAAACTCGTCATCTCCTTTTAATAGTTTCAGAGATACCTCTTCTGATAGTCTTAAAAACTCCATTAAAGCAGCTTTCCCTTGACTAACTGAAAGAATGCCAGATTTTACTTGCTCTACGATTGACAAAGCAGAAGCTATTTGAGCACCATTATAAGAGGATTCCTTTTGCTCTTTCTCTTCATCTATGCTTTCTACTACGACTTCGTTAGGATTATCTGTTTGTATTGGTTCTACTGGGATATTAGATACTTCAATAGCCTCTTCAAGCTGAATCCCAGTTTGGTCGCCTATCATAGTTCTTATTTCCTCTCTGCTAAGGTTTGCTAAGATTATATCTGAGGTTAAATCTACGGTATCAATAGGTTTAAGTGGTATTAATTCTATATCTGTTTTTTGTATCTCAAAGAAAGCTAATTTTTTAACTGTTCTCATCAGCGTATTTTGACGCTCAGCTACATAAGTGTTTGTAAATATCTCGTAAGCCAAATCAAGCTCATTCCTTGCCCCTAATTGTCCCTCTTCTTTTACTCCAAATAAGATTGGGTTAGTAACTCGATGCCCTATAAATATAGCCTCCTTTACTCGTTGGCTCATATTAACATATCTTTCGTGTAAGTCATTACCATTAAGATTGGTTATTTCGCTACCATTCTCTTTTGATGGGCTGAATAAATGTACTATTTTAGTTCCAGTTGCCTTGCCAAATTTCTCTTTAAAAGCTTCCTCAAATTGCTTAGCCTCTTCTTTTGTTTCTGGAACTCCGTTGTTATGCTGAATTAGTGTCCCTCCTACAAATCCATTTTCAACCTCATTTAACCAATAATCTCCTATTTGCACATCTGTTCTTATCTCAGCAAGTGAGCCAACATATACTGGCAAAGGGTAATATTTAAGGTTAGGTCTATAATCAACGTGATAAATCACCCCTCTTTTTTGGTCTGGGTTTCTTGGGTTATATCTCTCTAAATACTGAATGTCTGGTTTAGAGTTTTTTGTCCCCTTGTCAGTAATCCAATCGTGTGCATACTGTATAGAACCATCTAAACCTACTCTAATGTTAGCAAAATCTAAGTGATGATACTGGTTGCCTACTCTTGTTTTAATAACTTCAATGGCATAACCATTAAATAACTCATAATCTAACGTTAAACGCTTTAATAATGAAGTCCAATCCTCATCTATATTCGCTTGAGATAGCCATTTCTTTGTTTCTAAGTCATCAGAATGTAAGCCATTGCCTACAATATAGCCTACTTTTCCGTTAATAATAGCGTTATGTGTGCTACTATCGTTATATAGGTCTATAAGTTCAAAGGGATAAAGGTTATCAGCTCCGAACCAAACGATATTTTTGTTCTTTTTTTCTAAAAAAACTGGGATTTCTGCTGAGGCAAATTCCGTTATAATTGGAAATTTATTCATAAATTATAGTACTTTGTTCGTCTGTGTACGAATATACAATTTCTTTGGGTTGTTTCAATCTTAATATACCTCTATGAATTTCTATCCCCTCTGTTCCTCCTAATGTAGTGGCATTTATTATCTTATACGGATAATCTCCGTTGTTCGGTAGGTCTATTGTTGCGTTAGGGAGGTCTTGCGCACCCTCTATTAGCTCAAAAGCAACATACCTATCGTTTACCCCATCTGGGGCTGCTAAAGTTACATTAACCTCGTATTCTGAGGCTTCAATGGTCATAGTATAGTAAGCATTATTTACCTCATTTGAGATATTGCAATAAATATAATTTGTAGTATCTTTCTCTATTATGTCCATTTTTTGATTTTAAAAAAGCCCACCACGTATTAAGTAGTGGGCTAATTATTTTTTAAGTTACTAAACCTTTATACTAAAGGAAGAGCAACAGTCACTATCGGCATTGGCTCTGGCTCTTGTGCTTGGAAAGAAAGGCTATATCCATTTCTATCTCCTAAAGCAGTTCCAGTTCCGTTATCTCCAGAAGTTAATCTTGCTCCTAAAGTTGCACCCATTAGCCAGTATCTCCCATTATTATCCTTGATAATTATAGACATTTTGGCTCTTGCTATCATTTTGATTTCATTACGCTTAGCTTTCTCCATTTTGTTGAGAACGTAAGTCGCAGTCTGGTCAAAATAGCTTGTTCCGTTTTGGTCATTAACAGTAGGGTTGTCGTTCATTACAGAGGTAGCTCCTTGAGCGTTGGTACATTCGTACTTGTAATATACAAGTCCATCACCAGTCAAACCAGTTACTTCTCCACTTCCATCAGTTGCAGCTACAAAGTCTGTCGGCATATTTGCTATCCAGAACTCTGCTACTCCACCGATTGAATCGTTGCATCCTACGCTAAAGCCTTGTGTTAAATTACACGCCATATCTTTTTAAGTTATACGGTTAATGTAAATTCAACTACTTCGTCTGGGTATGCTACTTGTAAACCTCTCTTAAATTTAACTCGGTAATAAACCTTGTCATCTTTTTTATCGTACCACATATCAAATTCCTCTTCGTCATTTTGTAAGTCAAAACCTAAGAAGAAATTTTCTTGAGTACCTAAGAACATACGGTTAGTTCCGTCTAATCCAACTACACCTACTAAAGTTACGTTCTTTCCAGGGATTGAAACAGTATAGTTAGCCCAATCAGTAGCGTTTACGTGGTATAGGTTCTTAGCGTTCAAAGTATCTACATATTTGTCAAAAGTATCTTGACCTACGAACAATACTTGGTTAGCAGCAGATTTTACTTTAGCTGGTCTTGCATTACACATATCGCTAATTAAAGTATCTACGTTACCAGAAGCACCAGAGCTAATAGCAGTAGCAGAAGAAGTGTTACCATCTACGGCAGTTGTAGCAGCATCAATAATTTTAATCAAACCATCGTAACGATTGATATAAACGTTACCAGATGCAGTATCTCCTTGCCAGTCAGCAGTTTCGTTATGCTCCATAATGGTTTTAACGATAGAATCAGCTACCTCAGCTTCAAAAGCCATATCCTCAGTTTCAGCATTTCCAGCTCTCAATAAGATTTGAGTGTACTTAGGGATTAAATCCTTCATACAAAAACCAGAGAAGTAAGTAATTTGACCTACTGTTAAGTTTCTGTCAGTAAATGTTACATCACCAGAAGCACTTACTGCACAAGAGCTACCGTCTTGTGGGAAAGCAGTTACTGCCAATAGATGCAAGGCATCAGTTTTCTTTACTCCAGATTGAAGTGTGAAGTAGTCACTTGACGTTTTCTCAAAGTATAGTCTTGAGATTAGGTCTGTCGATTGTTCGTTAACGTAATTAGTCAACGTTGATACATCAAAACTCATTTTTCTATTTTATTTATTTATTTGTTTTAGTATAGCACCCATCTGAGCTGCTCTTTCAGCTCTTGAGATTGCTTTAAATTCTTGTGGCTTAGATGATGTAGAAGCCTCAGCCTTTACAATTTCCTCTAATTCCTCTCCTACTTTGTTGAGTGTAGCAGAAAACTCATTTTTTAACTCTTCTTTGGAAGATTTGATTTCTGATAATTCAGCTTTTAAAGTTTCATTTTCAGACTTCATTAGTTCTAAAGAAGCAGTAAAAGCCTCAGCATATTTAGCCATTGCTTTCTCAATCATTGCGTTAAGCATTTCGTCAGTAAACTCATTGTCTACCATTTCTTCCTCTTCTACATCTTCTCCCATAGCTTGGATGTTTACTACTAAACCTCCAGCAGTTTCTACGATAGTACCATCTTCTAATTCGTGGATACCATCTGGAGCAGCTACTTCGCCTTCTGGCATAACAACAACTAAGGCAGCACCCTCTACGAGTTCTCCCTCCCATTTAACAATAGTCCCATCTACTAAAGTAGCCTCTCCGAAGTTTACCTCCGTAGCTTCCTCAGCATCTGAGAATACAGATTTTAAAGTGCTTATAACACTCTCTAAGTTTAATTTATTCATCTTTTTAAATTTATACGGTTCCAAATCAAATACACCCTCAACACTAAATCCTTTCAATATTCCGTCCTCTTTAACCTTTGCCCAAGCCTCGTCATTCTCCACTTTGGCAGCTATGAACCAAGTTCCGTCAGCTACGTTCTCAAAACCAGAGGGGGCTGAGATACCGAGTTCGGCATCGGTTATAAAGGATTGATATATATATACTCCGTCAAGGATTTTAAAGGCATTATGTTGCTCGTTAAAATTATTATGCTTATTCTCTTTGAATAGCTTTTGTACGAGTGCTTTGATTGTTTCTTTTTTGAAGATAGCGTAATACTCGCCTCTTTCATCTCTACGATAAATGGGTAAGTCTGGAATCATTGCTGCTCCCATTACGATACGCTTCTCTTCGTTTATTACCTCAAATTTATGAGGCGCAAACGCTTGGTAGTTTAGCCCTATTGCTGGTCTATCTACAAGGGCTATCGCTTGTAAGCCCTCTACGTCCTCTGTTAGTTTAAATTCTATAAATGGTAAGTCCATCTACTTATATATACCTATTGTGGCAAAAAGAGGAAATCTATTGAACTACAGTAGCTCGGCTATAAACCCCATCTACGTTTCTTGACACATTGCGTATATCTGTTTCCGTTACGATAACCTTTGTAGTCGGTACATCTGCTCCTACTACTGGGCTTGTAAACCCTATAGGTTGTATTCCAGCTTCTCCCCCTCCTAAATTTGGAGTACCTCCTCCCCCAGTACTTGCTGGAGATACGCTTGTAGATTGATATTGAGTACTTGCTATTTTCTTTACTTGAGCAGCACCAGCAACGGCAGCCAATCCAGCTTGAATAAATGGATATGCTGGGAAACCTATTGTCAAAGGAGATTTTTGAGCAGTAGTAAAAGCGTTCTGAGCGCCCTCATAGGTAGATATAACTGTTTGACCTATACTAATAGCCTTTTGTAATTCAAATTGCTTCTTAGCACTCGCCTCGTCTTTTTTGGCAAATAGTGAAGATATGTTAGCAACGGCAGATAATGTATCTGTAGCTAATTTTAATTTGTCTTTTGAAGATTGTTCTGCATCTTTTATCTCTTTATCGCTTGATTCTTTTCTACGTTTGTCTATTTCGTCAAGTATAGCCCTCTCATTAATTAGATTTTCTTGTCTTATTTGCTCTCTATATTCATTTAACGCTATAAGTGCATCGGCTTCGGCTTGAGTTCCACTCTTAGTCATTTCTACAATGCCCTCAAGTCTTAACATTTCCTCTTGCTGCGTTTCCTCTGCTATATCTCTTAAAGCTTTTAAGGATTCTAACTTATCGGTTATTTGTTCTGCATTAAATTTACGTCTATCAGCAGCTAATTTTGACTCACTATCTCCTATTGACTTAGTTAGCTCCATTGCCTCTCTATCTAAAGCGAGGTCATTCATTTTTTGCTCTGACCTAAATCCATTAATTTGAGCTAATATTCCCTCTCTGTTTGCAAGAGCCTCCGTTAACGCTACTTGATTCTCTATATTGTCGTTTCTATCAACATCATTTTTAGCTGCTTTAATCTGCAAGTCAGCTTGTGCTAACATAGCCTTTTCTTGCTTGTCCAATACGTCCTTTAATTCGTCATTGGCTTTCTTTCTTTCAGCAATACTATTTCTTTCCTCATCCCTAACTTGTCTTAGGCTTTCTGCTTGTTGGTCATATTTCTCAACTAATAATGTTTGCTGAGCTGCTGCAAGTTTAGCAGCGTTCTCCGTTCTTACTGCTGCTTTCTCTTGAGCGAATGTAGCCTTTATATCTATCTCACTCATTCTATCAACTACCTCAGAAGTAAAAGTACCTACTTCCTTCATAGCTGCATTAAAATTATCTTGAATAGCTTTAGCTGAATTGCTTGTATTTTTGTTTAAATTAGCTAACTCTGCCCTTGTAGCTTTTAAACTTGCATTCAATTTACTAATAGTACCAGAATCGCCAGAGCCTAAAAATGATTTCTCCCAAGCAAGTACAGTTTCATCAATACCTATTTTAATACCTAAAAATGTAGCTTTAAATGGATATAAGGCAAGGTCAAGTATGCCGTTCATAACCTTACCAAGAGCATTAAAGTTGCCAGTAGACTTAGATACGCTATTGTATACATCGGTTATAATTCCAAATGCTTTGCTAAATACATTTGAAAGGGTTCTCATACCAGCGTTAACATTATCAAGGAATCCTTGATTTTGTCCTAAAGCATCAGACAAGCCCTTAAATGCAGCTACTACCAAACCAATACCAGCAGCTTTTAAAGCAGTACCTATCCCTTTAAATCCGTTACTAAGCTTCTTACTACTTTTAGCAGATTTCTCTTGAGCCTTGCCAGTATCTTCAAACCCTTTTTTAGTTTTCTTTAGCGTAGCATTCATTTTCTCTACCTCAGCCTCTGCCTCCTCAACTACCTTTCCGAGTTCTGCAAACTCTTCGCTACCCTCGTCGCCAATTTCCTCCATCTGCTTTTTAGCTTCTGCTAATTGAGCATTAAGTTCCTCTATTGTAATATCGCCTTTTTTTAGGTTTATTGCTAATTCTAAAGCTATTCTTTTATCTGCCATTATAATTTAATTATTCTGTATACTAAGTTAATTGTGAGGGTAGTCGTTCCGCTTGGGAAAGACATATTTGTATTTGTCGTTAATTTTAATCCACTACCGAAATGTATATCAGCCTCCGTATGCGCTCCCAGAGTTAAATATCCTACGTTATTATCTGTAGCAAAGAAAGAGGATGGTATCTCTGCTAACATATGAGCAGAACCATCGTCTGTCACTATATCAACTTTATGCCCAGCAGAAGCCATATCTCCGTTTAATCTAATATAACCTCTTGTAATCTGGTAAAATTCATCGGCTGGTAATGGAGGCAATATTTGTAACTCAGTTTCTAAGCTCGTTAATACCTCATATGGCAGAAATACGTTTTGTAATTTCTCTACAAATAAGCCATTAATATAAGCCTCGTTAGGTCTATTGGTTTCCACATAGGGGCTATTAATTAAAGTAACATTATCGGCAAAAGCCTTACTATTATCGCTGCCGACTATTAAGTTATTTACTGCCTCAATACCTTGCTCTACGTTATTAGATGCAACCAGAGAACGAGTACCCCCTTTGACATTATCTCCAAACTGTAATTTATCTTGAGTTTTACCACTATTTCCGTTAGGGCTTCTTAACAAATCTCCAGCTGGTATAGGTGTATCGTCTGAATAATCGCCTATGCCTCCATTAACTACCTTGACTTCTGATACAAATGCATCCTTTGGCTCTACCTTTAGGAATGTACATTTAGTAGTCTGCTCAGCTATTGCATCAAAATCAGTAATCTTTAGTAATCTCCAGTAGCTACCATCTATATAGTAGTTATCTCTGAAATTAAGCTCTCTATAATCTTGAGGTCTAAGTGCCAAAAAGCATTCAAGTATCTTGCTATTTCTGTCGGTAATCTCTTCTATATATTTTTTCCAATATATATTGTAGCAATTATTGTTAGAGTAATTAAGAGTATATTTATTGCCATAGCTAAAGTCATAATATAGTTGTCTTGGTACAAACCAGTTTAAATCAAAGGTAGGATTATAAGGGTTATCTAAATGACCAGCGTAAGGATATTGAGTTTTAGCGTTTAATGTTGGGAATATAGGGTTAAAGAACCAATCTTTTTGAGTATCCAATAATCCACCCCAATATAATAGCCTAATTTTTGCCGTAGCCTCTGCTGGTTTATTATCTTTATCTACAAATCGCATAGAAGATAATACTCTATCATTAACCCCATTAAAGCTCTCTAAGGGAGTAGGAGCAAATAGGGTAGTAATTACCTTATCTGCATTTAAAAAGTCGTTCTGAACGTCTAAGGTTAGCTGACCATATACCTCGTCATTAACTTTATTGTAGGTATCATTTAGGTTATCTTTATCTAATTGGTCTTTAAATATAAATCTACCAGCATCTAAAGCTCCCATAGGTTTAATATTATAGTCTTTAGACCTATCTACTATATGCTCTATGTTCTTTCTATTATCAGTTAAAAAGTCCTCTCTTGTTTCAATGATTAATTTATTAGCGTTTATCTCATCATAATCTAAATATAGGTTAAATCTCTTAATAACGCTGCTCAGTAAGTCAGACTGTTTAATTTCTTTAGGTACTACTAAACGAGTATCTATGGTATCGCCAGTTCCTATTTCTGTTTCAAGTAACTTACTGCCAAAAGTGGAATCTGCTTTTAATATAAATTCAAAGTCAGTAAAATTCTTGTAACTTGGTAAAATCGTAAACACACCTAATCCAGTATTTATCTTAATTTTCCCACTATAAACTACTTCTCCTACTGCTAAATAATACTCAGCACCAGAAATAACATCTATTTCGCCAGTAACAAAAGATACGCTATTGTTATCAAGTATAGTAGGAGTTGGAGATAAAGGGTTTGCAATAGCTTTGTCTGTAATGTCTAAGCTAAGCTTTTCTTTTATTATGTAGCTTAACCCTATTTTTTGAACAAGAAATAAATCTACATTAGCTCTGAAAGAACTTGTATCAGTATCTGGACCGGTATGGCATTCGTTTAGACTTCTTGTAGTTAGTGAATTACTTTCGGTGTAAATTAAATCAAAATTAATAATACCTTGAAATGACATCTTATTGCTTTCCGTAGGAATATACTTCCCAGTCAAAGTATTAAATTCATCCGTACAAGTATTAAAGAAATCAGTAGAAAAATCAAAAGCAGCCTCAGCACAAGCCAAAGCCTCTACTACGCCACCATCTGCAATAACTCTTTTTTCATACCCAGAAAGGCTGCTATCATCATTAAACGCAAGTAAGCTATTAGCACTGTTTGCTGGGTCGCTAAAATCTTGACAATCTACTGTTTGACTGCTTGTTTTTTGTACATTAAATTCTCGGCATAATATAGCTGCATTGTCAAGTAATATCTTCCCACTTCCATAGGGTATTATTAAGCGCTTAAATAAATCACTATTAAAGAACGTACTATCGTAAGTATATCCAGCCTCGGTTAATATTGAATCAATATATTGCTTTAAATATATCGCTGGTTTAAAGTCTTTTGTTGTCCAAACATCGTATTGGGTTCTACCCCCTATATCTATCATAGGATAGACATACCCTTGACCTATTGCAGCAGTCCAGCTATTCTCAATATTTGTAGATGTCCAAGCGTGGTCTAAAGCCGTTAAGTCTAAGTCTTGTAAATACTTGTCCTTAATCTTCTCAAATAAGTCGCCGACCTTTCCAGTAGCTTGTATTTCATAATTAATTTGTCCGTCAACATTACTAATGCTTCTGAGTTGGCAGTAGCCATCAATAGCAGTAATTCCATCTTGTATTATCTGGTAGCTTGTCTTTAGGTTTGGATTAAATGTCTGTAGGTCTATATTGACATCAAAAGCGTGTTCAAATATCTGATTAACAATTCTATTCTCTGGAATAGTTATGGTCTTAGAATAATCCGTTAAACGCTTCTGAGGGTTGTTTACGTCATATGCTTCCTTAGTCAAAGGGATTGCCCCCTCGTTATGTGGGATAGAATACCCAGCTATTATATGCTCTATTACCATTGTCGTTTATCGCTATTATCTATCTCCATTGTTAGTTGCATAGAGTATACTTGTCCGTTCTCGCTCTTAGCGTGTTCAAAAGTACTGCCAGTTACATTAACCGAAACAAAATTAGCATCGTTTTTCCAGTAAACCTCTGGAGATGAAAATAAGTCCTCTAAGCCCTCAACTTCAAAATCTTTTAGCAATCTACTATTAAGGTTATAAGAGTCGCTTAAACCAGTATGGAAAGCCCTCTTGCGTTGCGCGTATGTATTATGCGTTATGCTACTTGCTCCTATTGTGCGAGTATTATACTTAGCAAAGTTCTTTTTAATATTTGTGGTCTGGTTAGATTTGCCAGTAAAAGTATAGCTATCATATCCACCCTTTCTATTTAACCAATGTAGCTCGTAATCTGTATAGGTATTTTCGCACCTATCAATTTCAAACATTATTGTATTTGTAGCCCAAAAGTCATTAGTAACGTCTAAAATTCTAAGAGCATAATACTTAGAGTCTGTTGTATTTGGTGCAACACTCCAGCTATGAGAAGCTAATTCAGCTAATCCTATATCAAGAGTATATAAGCTCTCTGTGTTAGGTATAGATAAAGTAGAAGTAGTTAATGCAGCAAATGTAGAATCAAGGGTCTTTAGATGGATTTGGTATGTGCTTGAATTGTTTGGCTTCATAATCCAAGAGGCTTGATATTTCTGAGTAGGCATAACCCTTACAAAATTATTACTACTTGTAAAATTAAACCACTCGTCTTGCTGCTCAAACCCATTTAAAAATTCACCATCATTATTAGCGACAGAATCCTCTACTTTCCATTTTTCGTATTGGCGATAACCCTCAGATAAATCAGCCCATTCAATATACTTTGGAGATGAATTCCAACTTGTAAAAGTATTGCCACTTACTGCCGTACCTTGTAACGCTCCACTATAATACTCTTGAAAAGCTATTTTAAAGTCTTTTAAGGCACTTTGAGAAACTCCAATAGTATCTCCAGCCAAAACAGAATAATTACTCGTTACAAACGATTGTATGATGTTTTGAATATCCGTTACAACTTGCGTAGCTGAGGGAATAGTATTCAACTGCAAAGTAGCAATCTTTGTATTATCTCCAGTTGGGTCAGTAAATAGACTTGCTATTACCTTAAATCCACTCTGAGTAGTATTGTCACTACTAACTAAATACTCTATAGGAGCAAAGCTTGGCTCTGGTATATTGGTTGTCGGTTGGTCTTGAATTGTAACTGCCATCTATTTATATATACAAAAGTACCGTTTAAAATTTAACGTAAAAAAAGCCCTCATTTCTGAGGGCTGCTATGTACTAACACCGTGAGGCTTTTATTTTTATTTTAAGTCTATTAAAAGTGTTTCAGTTCTTCCGCAAACTTTGTAATGCTTTACTATCTTTTTAAAAACAGATACACATTTTATCGGTTCGTAATATCCAAGTTCTATTGCTTTTGAATATTGCGCTAAAGTTAATTTGTGATTTTTCATTTCTTTTGGTTGTTTAATTGTGTTTGTCATTTTGTTATTGTGTTAAAAACCCCTCACCATATGATGAAGGGTTTGTGTTGTTTATTTTATAGTAAAGTTATTGTCATTTAAAAAACTATTTTTTAAATAGTAGTTTAATTCTTTTAAATTATTAAACCATACGGAATCAAGTGTGGAACCATTGCATATCATTAATATAGAATTATTTAAAAATTCAAAGTTAATGCTCCATTCCATTTTTATTTTATCATTATAAATAATAAAATCTTGATTAGTGTTTGATTTTTTTAAGTTGCTAATAATGTTTGTAATTGTGTTGTTCATTTTTGTTATTGCTTTTATATTATGTACACAAAATTAATACAAAATATTAGAATACAAAACTTTTTTTTATTTTTTTTTAATCTACCTTAATTGTTTCTAAAACATAGGCACTATACTGCTGAATTAACGAGGCTTCAAGCTCAAGTAACTTTTTATCATTTATGACTTTGCTATAAAATTCTGTTTTCTTTAAACCCCTCTCCCAAATACTGTAAGCTATCGCAAAGGCTATACCGTTAAGTATGTCTTCCTTATCTCTCTTTCTACCAGCTCTTGTATTCTTTGGTCGCTGCTTTCTTTTTATTGGTTGGTTTTTAGGTCTATTTTTTCTATTGATTTGTTTAGGTTGAGTAATATCTCTGTTCTGCATAAACTTTCTTATCGCTGATATAGGAGGCATTAATTTATCGTATTTAAATCTACTGATATTTTTGTTATACCTTGCTCCACTTACCCCTTCATCTAAAAATAGGTAATAATCTGGCATAGTTATAGTGACCTTAAATCCAGAGGCAGTTAGGCTTACTGGCTTAGCGTTGTCCTTTCCGATGGCTTGTCTTGTATTGCCACTTGACCCAGCGTAAGCTATTGTCAATTCTTTAACTAAGTCATCAACTACCGTTTGCCAGTACGTCAATAAGTTGCCATATAATTTATTTAAAGCTGCGTTCATATTCTTGTTTCTCTACCATATATGCCCACCAATTTAGAAACTCAATAGCTCCCAATTCAGTAGTTTCATTTATACTTATATTATGTAAATTTGCCATTGATTCTATTACGCTAAAGAGTCCCCATCTTTGTCCAAAATCCGATTCGTTATCTTTATCGTGTCCGACATCCACTTGTCTAAAGAGTCCTCTGAATCGTCCAAGTAATCGTTCCAGAGATTCCAAAAAAAAACAAAGACATTCCAAACATCTTTTAAATTAACACCTTTAAATAGCTCAGCTCTTTCTATTAGGGTTAAATTATCCTCTCCATACTTTTTACCCTTTGGTCTGCTCATAGCTGCGAGAATTAAGTGCATAGCCTTAACTGCTTGACCAGCATTACTACTCCTAACATTAATAATATCTAAAAGCTGACCACTTGTTAACTTGTCTGGTCTATGCTCAATGTAGTATTTATTATCGCCTAATGTAATCTTATTATTTATTTTTAATTTTTCTAAGAGTTTAACATTAAAATCGGCTACTATATCCACCAGCTTTTTAAATTCAGACATCTGTATCTTAGAAGCCTCCTCGTAGGTTATATCCTTTAGGGCTGCTACTGCATAGATGTTCTGCTCAACGATTGACAAAGATTCGTCAATGTCGCATATTTCTTGATATTGTTTTATCGTTATTTTATATAATTCTGTATTGTCCATATCCTTTCTTACTAAATTTATGCATTATTATATATCTAAGAGCATCAATAGCGTGGTTATAATCGTCAATTGGCACATTTAAGCTATCTCCGTTTTTATTTACCTTCCATTTATACTGCTCTAATTCTTTTATTAAATTCTTACTCGACGAATGTACGTTAATTGCGTAACCTTTCAAAAGATTAATTCCAAACATAACCGAGTCTGCTCCCTTTTTTACTCCATCTATTGTCCATCTTAATCGCCTTAACTCTTCTATACTTTTAGGCTCTGACGAGTCAGCTACTATCAAAGCGTTTTTGCCTACTCCTAAAGCCTCCATTCTATTGCTTATATCTTGGTTAGTTAATCCAGTTTCGTATATCAACTCCTTAACGTACAATTCTCCATCTTGCATCCTAACCTCTATTAATGTCGATGGGTCATTGGTAAACCCAAAATCTATTCCATACCCTATTAAATTCTTATCCTCAAAGCTCTCATTTAATACATACCATTTTTTGAATACTAAGCCCTCTATTCGCCCAGTAATTCCTCTGGCATATACTTTCCACAAGTCTAAATCTTTATTTTTTAGAGCTTCTATTTTCTCTCTAATCTTATCGCTTAAAAAAGGGTTATGTCTGTGGTCTGAGATTATCAGCTCAGCACTTGGCAAGGGTATGACTTTCTCGTGTACCCAAAAGCTTGTATCTGGGTTATAATCTATATAGACTTGCTTTCTTGTTCTGAGGCTTAATTGCTCAAATATATTGTAGGGTATACCATTAGCCTCGTTTACAAACAAATAGTCCCTCTTACCACTCTTAGCGTCTTGGTCATTATCATAGCTATTAAACTCCATTATAGAGCCGTTTAGGAAACTAAAGACCCTATCTGACCTATTATAAAATGTTACTTGTTGTTTTATCGCCTCATCTCCGTTATGGATGTCTATTGCATCTCTTAACGCACCCACCTTTAAATTAGGTATATCTTGACCTACAATAGTAATAATACAAGTTTCTGAAATCGCCTTAGCAAACAATACTTGCAAAATAGCATAGGTCTTACCAGAGGACGTACCTCCTTGATTAACTACTATGTCGGCAGCAGATAAATAATTTTGACGATATAGGGCAGAGGTGCTAATCAACTATATCTTTCTCATTAGAGGCTAAAGGTATGCCAGTATCTATTATGTTAATATCAAGGCTCTTGTAGGTGGTCTCTTGCTGCACCTCTGTACGCTCTATATACCCTCGCTTCTTGCCTTTTGTCTTTAGGTAAAATATAGTTCCAGTAGTATTACCATCCTTAATCTGCTTGTGCAGTTGGCTCTCGGCAAAATCTAAAGCTATATCCTCTATGTCCTCTACTGCTTCTTTATATATATCGTCTTGCTTTAGCCAAGTGTAATGAGTATTCCTACTTATTCCTACTGACTTACAAGCAGAGGTAACTATCCCTAAAGACTTTTCCAAAGCTTCTATCATTGCAGCCTTTTGTATGTCATTTTTTGTACTCATATTTTATTTTTTAGGGCTTATATTTTCAGCCTTTTTGCTGCTATTTCTCTCTTTTTTAATTTTCGTAGGGTCTTGATTTTCTGCTCTTCTATTTGCTCTGACAGAAGCTACATTTTTAAGCCTTTCTAATTCCATTTTAAAAGGATAGCAATGCTTCATATTTTCTAAAGTATAGTAAACGATTGACGCTCTGTATGGGTTTTCTTTTGTTTTAATTATTGGCATTACTCCGTGAATTTCGCTTTGTCCGTCAAATATAGCTAAGTAGCTATCCTCTTGAGCAAGAGCAAATCCATATTCAGGGAAAACAAGCTGACCTCCTTCTATTCCATCTCTTAAAATTAGAACATTTGACAAATTGCCTTTAAAATTGCCAGTGTCTCTGTGATATTTTATAGCGTGATTTACATTTATGTTTGCTGTTGTAAATGGAGCTTTTTTTTGCAAAATATAGTCGTCAATAACATTTTCGTTTATTATTTCAATATCTCTATCATATTGCTTAGGCAAATACTTTTTATAAATTTCTGTAAGATGCGGCAAAAAGGAAAATAGTATGCTTGTGTTTGATTTTTCGCTTTTTGTTTGAGATGAAAATCTGCAATAGTCATTTCTTCTCGCTATTCTTGGTAAGCTTCCGAATATGCTTGACTGAGTCTGTATTCCTCGCGTTCTACTACCTTTTATATATTTTGTATTTAAGCTTGCGGCTCTAATTAGATTAGACTGCTCTTTTCTAATTTTAATATAAAGCCCTACATTTGCTCCATTTTTTGTAAATAAAGTATCTTGATTTATAATTAAAGAATAGTCTTCTTTTTTTGGAGTTTGCTTTAATAAGCTATCCGCGCATTTTATTTTATTTAGCTCAAATGTGTTCATTTTCCATTAATTTTAAAATTGCGTCGCTATGGCTTTGTAAATCGTATTTGCTTTGAATAGAGTTAAGCCAATTTACTACTCTTTCAAAAGTTTGATTATCATAAACAAAAAACATTCTTTTTAATTCAGAATTTAAAAATTTGTCAAGCTCTAATTCAGGGTCTGCGCCAGCGTATTCGCCTTCGTTCGATAAATCATCAATTTGCCAAACATCAAGACCCCAATCATTAAGCTGCTGACTATCCCAGTCATTAGCGAGTAAGTCCCAGTCCCAATCTCCGAAGCCTACATTATCCTTAATTATAAACTCGGCTTTCTGCTTCTCTGTTAGGGCTTTTGCTTTTATTGCCTCTACTTCGTCTATTCCAAGCTCTGTTAGCGCTTTTAATCGCATATTACCACCCAATACTACCATATCATCATCTACAACTACTGGGCGAAGTTTTAACATCTCTGGAAAGTCTTGTATTGACTTCTTTAATTTCTCAAATTTTTCATCTCTAATATATCTTGGGTTATTAGGATTTGGCTTTAGGTCTTTTACTTTTACTATCATTTTAAAAATTTATCATATAATTTAACAACGTGCTTGTAGATACACTTTCCACAACTTACATCTGGTCTATAATTAAAGTTCTTTTGGCATAGCTCAATAAACTCATTAAAGAATTTAGGGTCTAATTGTCCCCCTTTCATATTATAAATGGCTCTTATTCTTGCTTCTAATTCTTTTGTCATAAAGCTTGTAAACGTTTTTCGTTTTCCTTTGCTATATCATACTTTAAAGTAATGTCCTCTTTTAGCTTTAAACCTAAATCTACTTGCATTTGATGGTTGCCTTTTATCTTCTGTATTGCAGACACCCATTCATTATTATATACTTTTAGACTATTTTTATTTGTTGAGAGCAAATTATAAGGCTCTACTGCCGATACCATTACTGGTTTTGCAAAGTGTCCAGCCTCAATCATTTTTAGTTCAGATTTGCAGCTATTAAAGGTATTATCAGCCAAAGGAATTACACATATACCACAATGTTTATAATCCTCTGCATAGTCTTGAATATTGCTTATCTGTTGTTTTATCGCTAACATTCTTTTAGGCAGCCTTGGGGCTTTTACTAATAGCTTTTCATCATCAAAGGCATTGCCTAATAACTTTAAATCTTTTATGTGTGTACTTCCACCAGAATAAAAGAACGTATCAAAGTTAATACTCAAATCATCGTATGCATATTGCTTCTCCGTTGGGTCAATAGCGTTCTTTATTATCTCAATATTTTTGTTGTATGGTCTTATCTTATCTGCCAGTATTGAGGTAGTTGTCCATATCTGGTCAGCTAATTTCAAGTTTGTTACTATACACTTATCTAAATGGCTTTTCTTATAATATACCCTCATTGGATGGCTCTGAGGCAATACCCAGTAATCATCTATATCGCAAATAACTTTAATTCCTTTTGCTCTGAGTTTTAAATACGTTTCCTCTGGCTGCATAAGCCCAGATATATTCCTATTGTAAACAACGTGTGTTACTCCCTCAAGGTTATTAAAAAACTCATCATCCTTGTTGAGCAAAACAACTACCTCTATACCATAATCTCTGTGCATCTTAGCAAATGGCATTAATAGTCTGTGGTAACTTACTCCGTTTATACCCCTAATTATTACGGCAATCTTTATTTTATTTTCGTACATTATCTTAAATTCTTTTTTCGCTCTTGCATAGTCATCCCTTAAAGTTCTGTAGCCTATAGATGCTCCCTTATGTATTTGCGTTAGATTTTCTCCGTTGCTGATTGCTCGGAGTATGTTTGCATAGTAGTGATTCATTTTATCCAGAACCTCCTCAGCTTCTGGATATTCTGTTGTTTCATCGTCAAAATAAATGTCCCTTTCTTTAGACATTTTTAGCCATTGGTTTCTCATAACCATCGCAAAGAAACCCTTTAGGTTAGCTATATCATCTTTGTATAGACATATTTCAAAAGCAATAGAGATTAACTCCTCAGCATCCGATTTGTTTTTCGTCAGCTTTAAAGCATAATCCCTAATGCTCTTGTCAAAATATATCTCCTCTAATTTCAAAAGGGTAAGGCTTCGGAATTAAATTCCTCAACTACTTCTTTTTTAGCGTCTGGCTTCCAAGTATCAAGCTCAACATATGGCTTTCCACTCTTTCCTACATTAACTTTCAAATTTACCCAGCCTTTTTCTGCGTTCTTTTGAATAAAGGCTATTGCCTCATCTGCTTTTAGGCTTAAGGTACCTACTACCCATTCTGGTGAATTTGGATTCATTTTGAACATAAATCCATCTGCGAATACTTTTTCTGTTTTTTTCATAATTTATTTATTTTCGTTAATTATCATTGACAAAAGTACGGCATAGTTTGCTAAATCTAAAACACTATCCTCTATACTTTCATTATTAGGCTCTTTTTCTGAGTTAATCAATACTCCCAATCTTGCTACTTTGGTAGCTATTAGGTTTAAGCAATTTGTTCTGGCATCTCCTCCAGCAATAGCGCCAGCTAATTTAAAGTTTGATAGCCTATCTGTATTTGCGTAGTCATCTCCCTTGCTAAACAATGTCTTTCTCATCTCTTCGGTTATATACCCAAAGTGTGCCATCTGTTCTTTTTTTGTCATATTTCTTTATTTAGTTTTACTTCTTGTAGTTTCCATTCGTGCCGTCTTGTATGTGGTATTTTATGGATACTCATTAAGCGATTAAATAGAGTATCTTTCTCAGCTATATTGCCATAGACCTCTGAGCTAATTATCTTCTTAGCTCTCATTGCAGTAACTTGGTATAACCCTTTCATAATTTACTACGGCTATCGTGTTCTATATGGCAATCTCTGCATCTTACTTTTATGTTTTTAACATCCCAAGCCAGTTCCGTTCTTCTGGTCTTTTGCGCTTCATCTACTGAAATAGTATGAGAGCAATCTAACATAACTCCATTTGATTTTAGGCAGTCGCTACAAAAATTATATCCATACTCCCAAAATTGTTCGCTTAGAGCGTTAGCCTTTGCCTCTCGTATCTTTCTATCAATGACGCTCTTTGCTACTCGTTCATCGTCTGATGTATAGTAGTGGTTCATATTGTATACAAAGTTATACATTTTATTTTTAAAATTCTTTCATTTTTTTATCAACAATACTATCA